GGGAAGTTCATTTTCAGTTTTTTAGAACTGATTTGTTTTCCATATAAACAGTAATCATTATCCTATAGTAAAAACATGAACCGAAAAAAACCTCATGAGTCATTGTTACAACCATCGCGTCCAGTAACTGAATCCAAAAAACGCGTATATACTGCCAATACCATAGACGAAAAACACACCGAAATGTTACAAAGTTTTCATCTAATTGACCAAGAAACGATTCCCAAATTACAGGCAGATATTCAAGAATATAGACAATTGTTGAAGAAATATGCAGCGAATAAAAATATTGAGGAATATTTAGATACCTTGGACAAGATTGAATATACAAAAAAACATATTGTATCTTTACGTACCAAGAAGAAGCATTATTTACTGGAAAATTCCAAATATATTTTTCAATATTTTGAGCAGAAAAAAGATATTTCCGAAGGTGGTGGTTCCCAAAACATCAATATTCTCAACCAATTTTTTAAAATCAAAGGAATCAACAACGAATCATCCAATATACATGGTGCAAAATACCAAGGTGCACGAAATATGTACCAAAATTATTGGAAAAATGTCAACAATGAAATCATGAACATTCAAGATTTTATCATTCCATCCGATGTATGTGATAAATGTAATTGTGGTGAATTAATACCACAAGACGAAGAAGGTATTCTTATTTGTAACAATTTACAATGTGGTTATTTTATTACCCATATCATTGATAATGCCAAACCCGCCAACAAAGAGCCACCTAATGAAGTATCCTATACTGCTTACATTCGTCTCAATCATTTCAAAGAAATCTTGTCACAATTTCAGGCGAAAGAAACAACACAAATTCCGGATGAAGTCATAGAAGCTATCCGTGCCCGAATTAAAAAAGAAAGAATCAACGATATTTCACAATTGACCTATGATAAAATGCGTGATATTTTGCGTAAATTAGGTTTGAATAAATATTTTGAACATATCCAATACATCAATTCTATTTTTGGAATTAAACCACCTATTATGAACGAAGAATTGCACGAAACATTGTGTGTGTTATTCATTGAAATTCAGAAACCATGGGCATTGCATTGTCCGGTAAATCGTACCAATTTTTTCAATTATACCTATACATTGTATCAATTATGTGTACTGTTGGATCAGACCCAGTATTTACCGTATATTATCTTGATGAAAGATGTGGATAAACAAAGAGAACAAGACCAAATATGGAAAAAGGTATGTAATGATTTAGATTGGGAGTTTATCCCCAGTATTTAGACATATATTGTAACATAATAAAATATAGAAAATGTTAACATATATTCATCAACAATTGACATATAGTATTTTTGCAACATTATTATTTTTATTAATCATTCCAGGAACTGTGATACATGTTCCAGAAAAAGGAACATATACAAAGCACGCGTTAATCCATAGTATCATATTTTTCATCATGTTTTATTTCGCATCCCGATGTGTTTATGAAAATATGAAAAACCTGAACGTAAAAATATAAACTATATTATATACTATTATGAACGCTTGGGCCAAATTCGTTACTGCTTTTTATAAGAATAAAAAGCGCACCAACAAAAACTATAAATTCAAGGACGCAATGAAGGAAGCCAAGGGACCTTACAAAAAGTCCAAGGGTGGTAAAACCATGAAAAAAAGATAAATATACAAAGAATGTATATAATGGCTGCCAATAAAAAAAACAAAACACGACGTAACAAGACAAAACGAAATTTAAAAAATAAAAATAATAAACGTGAACGGGCAAAATTTAGCGTACGTAAAGGCGGAACCATCAATCATTTATTAAATTGTAATTCTGGTATTTGTCCGGCGTTTTTTAATTAAAAACCATATAAAATTATAAATCGTTTATACTATGTAGTATAAACTATTGTAAAAAAGAATGAATGATGCCGATAAAATAATGGAGGTATCAGATATTCATATAGCAGATTCTATTGTCATTGATTATTTTAAATTAACCAAAGAATATCAATACAAATACGGTGAAAATACAATTGTGTTGTTGCAAGTAGGCGCGTTTTTTGAAGTATATGGACTCCGTCATCCTATACAAAATTCGTATGAATTTTCACCAATTGCATCCTTTTCAGAAATTTGTCATTTAAATATTGCGGACAAAAAAATAACTTTAGGCGATCACAAGTCTAACCAAGATTTACCACCTTTTCCAATGTTTCATCCAGATATTCCGACAAAAACATTTACACGTGAATTGCATGCATGGCTCAAATACATTCCAACATGTAATGTCGTGATGGCAGGAGTACGTGATTATCAAATAGATAAATATGTACAAAAAATGGTAGATGCTGGATATACTACGGTGGTTTACATACAAGACAAACATGGTAAAGAAATTACCCGAAAATTGCATGAAATTTATTCACCTGGAACGTTTTTAGCATATGATGCAGATTCACAAACCAAAATTACAAACCATATTACTTGTATTTGGTTGGATAAAATATCAAAATCGCAAAAGGATATCCTTGTGTGTGGTATTGCCTCTCTGAATATTTTCACAGGTGAATCCTTTTTATTTGAATACCAGACTCCTCTATTGATGAATCCAACCACCTTTGATGAATTGGAACGACATTTAATTACAATTTCACCTAGTGAAATTATTTTAATTTCAGAACTTTCTCCAGAAACAATTAATTCATTGATAAAATACATGGGTATAGAATCCCATATTCCTATTCATAAAATATGGTTGAATGAAGAGAATGAACAACCAAAAGAAGCAACCAAAAAAGCGATGAATTGTTCAAAACAAACATATATTCATCATGTATTGTCTACGTGGTTTCCAGGTGATGTATTTAATACATGTATAGAATTTCATACAAATATTATTGCCACACAAGCATTTTGTTATTTGATGAATTTTGTAAGTGAACATAATTCCGATTTAGTAAAAAAAATACATATACCCACATTTACGAATACTTCACAACGAATGATTTTAGCAAATCATACTTTGAAACAATTGAATATTTTACCTGATTGTTCGTCACATGATAAATTTCTTTCCCGAAAAATATCATCCGTATCTTGTCTTATGAACAGTTGTTGTACTGCCATGGGTAAAAGACGATTTCATCATCAATTAACTCATCCGACATTTGATGAGAACTGGTTACAAACCGAATATGATATGATTGCTCATATACAAAAAACACATTCAATGGATTCTATGATGGATATGAGACGAGTATTACGTTCTATGAAAGATATTGAAAAAATTGCACGACAAATCATATCAAAACGTATTTATCCTTCATCTATTTATCAATTGTACAAGACCATACAGGAATGGATAAATATGTATTCACAATATGTTCAATATGATCATGTTGTCGTATCTTATCTGCAAACAAATGATAATTCTTTAACATTGTTATTACAATTCTTGGAACAACATTTTGTCTTGGAAAATTGTATTTCGGTACATTCTATGAAAGATTTTGAACAACCGATTTTACAAGCAAACCAATTTTCAGTATTGGCAGCATTTTTACATAAACGTGATGATTGTATGAAACAATTAGAATCATATCAATTACAATTAAATCAACTTATTTCCAAAGAAATGAAAGCGAAAGATACCGATTGTATTCGTATGCATAAAACTGAAAAGGGGGGTTTTAGTTTTCAAATCACAAAAAAACGTGGTATTGTTTTAAAAGATCTTATACAAAAACATGACAAGGAACCGGAGTTTTTATGGACAAAAGATATTCAATTTATCAAAGCAACCGCTAATTATGATGAAATACAGATTCCCATCATAAAACAACTAGGGAACAATTTACAAGATTTGGAACAAAAAATAAATGAAACCATGGTGATAGAATATAAAAATACTTTGAATCAATTGACGGATATATGGTACAATTCTTTAGAAACTGCTGCGCAACATATTTCACAATGGGATGTCATTATTACCAAGGCATACATTGCTCAAGAAAACAATTATTGTTGTCCGATTATTAGTCAACCCGTGGATGATGATAATACGTCATGGGTTCATGCAAAATCGTTACGTCATGCTCTTATAGAAAAAATACAAACACAAGAACAATATGTCACGAATGACATCTATGTGGGCTCGGACGCGTGGTCAGAGGGATATAGTCCTTCAACCACAAAGTCATCCGGACTTTGTTCAGGAATATTGTTGTATGGTACGAATGCGGTGGGTAAAACGAGTTTGATACGTGCACTAGGAATTGCCGTTATTTTGGCACAATGTGGTTGTTATGTACCTTGTTCGCAATTTACATATCGTCCTTATCGTGCAATATATTCACGTATTCTTGGTAATGACAACATTTTTAAAGGTCTTTCTACATTTGCAGTGGAAATGTCAGAATTACGATTAATACTCAAAATGGCGGATGAACATAGTCTTATTTTAGGTGATGAATTGTGTTCAGGAACTGAAATAGAATCCGCATTGTCTATTTTTATGGCAGGTATCATGAAATTACATGAAAAAAAATCGTCGTTTATCTTTGCTACACATTTTCATGAAATATTACGATTTCAAGAAATGTCTTTGTTATATCGTGTCGTAGTGAAACACATGAGTGTTGTATATGATTCGGAACAAGATATGCTGATATATGACCGTATTTTAAAAGATGGACCTGGAAACGGAACCTATGGAATAGAAGTTGCCAAATCAATGCATATGGATACTGATTTTTTGGAAACAGCCTATCAACTACGTAATCGTTATTTTTCTAAAACCAAGAGTCCATTAGAACATACCACTTCACATTATAATACACAAAAAATATGTGGCGTTTGTGAAGTATGTAAACATGAAATTGGTGAAGAAATACATCATATCCAATATCAACAGTATGCAGATAATAATGGATTTATTGGTGAAGTACATAAAAATCATGCGAGTAATTTAATGTCCATTTGTAAAACATGTCATGATAAATTGCACAGTACGCCGGAACAAGAAAAACTAGTTCGTAAAAAAACCACCAAAGGATATAAATTAATTTCCGGAAAAATCGGGTAAGTATGATTCGTGGTCATATTCTGAAGGACTACGTAGGAGTCCAGATGAATATTATTTAGATATCAAATCCGTAATAGATTTTCATTCCTGAATTATCAATAATAGATTGATATTTGTTCGTATAACCTACCGGTAAAATGGATGTGGTAAAATCAAAAGTATAATAAGAAGATAATCCTGTTGTATCAATCATTGAAATCGCCTTGACAGCATATTCTGGAGGAATTGGTGGTGATATTGCGATACTCGTATAAGCCGTACCGGTTTGTCCAACTGCATTGAAAGGGACGATGGAATAGGAATAACTATTTTCTGGATAGAATGCGTTGCTGGGATCAATATATGTTGTTGTTCCGTAAGGAATAGATTGATAGGATTCTATCATTTGTTCATTCACTAACCGTGCAATTCCTACCGTATAATACGTGGTGGTGCGCAATAGTGCAAACGAAATATCATTATTATTCACACATATGTTTCCTACCGATCCTATACTTATACTTGGATATATGGAAATCGTATTGGTAGTATAAGCTGCTCCCATTGTACCCGATTTATTATAAGGAAGTATGGAATACGAATACGTGTTCATTGGGTAGAATATATTACTTGGATCAATATAGATTGTGGTACCGTAAGGTACTGATTGATACACCTCAATTGGTTGACCATTGATAATACGTACGATAGAAACCGTATTGAAATTACCAAACAGAGCAAAGGAAATATCTGAATCATTGTAAGATAGGGGTCCACTAATCACGAAAGGTAATATGGACACAGAAGAAGTGGTATACCTCGGTCCTGCCATACCAAGTATATTGTAGGGTACTATCGCATATGAATATGAAACATCGGGTAAAAAGGAATTGCTTGGATCCGCATAGATGGTAGAACCGTAAGGCACTGATTGATATGATTCTATAGGTGTTCCATTCAATAAACGTCGGACGGTTGCTTGGTAAAATGAAGTTGATGTTAATAGAGCAAAAGAAATACCAGAACTGTCACTAGAAAATGCTCCCGTACTAATAGATGGTATAGGAGATACACCCACGGTGGTATAAGATGTTCCCGGAATATCCGATATATTGTATGGAATAAACGAGTATGAATACACGTTGATTGGGTAGAAAACATTACTAGGATCCGTATACTGGAATACACCAGGTAGTAAAGACTTATAGGATTCTATGGGTGTACCGTTAACCAAACGTGCAACCGAAAGAGAATACACTGTGGAAGAATTCGCAAACGATACAGAAATGGCCGAAGTAGAATAGGAAACGGTTTCTTTACCAAGAACAGGAATAGGAAACGTAGGAGTATCGTAACCATAGTACATAATCATTCCGGAATTATCAATATTAGATAGATACTGGTTCGTATAATTATCAGGCAAGGAAGGCATGATAAAATCAAAACTATAATTCATAATCAATCCAGTTATATCAATCAAATTGTAATTATTCACTAAAGTGCCAATTTTTCCAGAAATATTATACACAACACCATAAACAGTACCTATTATGGGTTGTAATTGGTAGGAATATAAACGATTTGGTGATACTGAATAATCAGTATAAGTCATTCCATTGGTGGTAAAGTTAACAATAAAACTATACACCGTATTTGTAATTAAATCGGTACGTATCATATTTAAACTCGTAAAATTACCAGAAATATTTTTAATTTGTACACTACTGCTTGTTGAAATGGAATAATACGCATTAATAATGGTTGGATTTATGGCACTTGAATGAGAAAATGGAACAAATGTATTAAAGGTATTAAAACACGACATACTATTATATAGTCATAAAAATTGATTTAAAAATTGCTCCTATATATATCTTATTTATATCTATTATAGTACAATACAATGATTATTCCTGTTAAATGTTTTACCTGCGGGAATGTGTTGGCGAACAAATATCGTTATTATCAGAAAGAAGTATTGAAACAGAAGACTGAAATGGCAAATGCCTTGCCTGAAAATGAACGTGCAGATATATTTCGTATGCTCTATTTGAATAAAGATAATGCAAAAAAAACACCCGAAGCAGAAGTATTGGATCGTATTGGATTAAAAAATATGTGTTGTCGTCGTCATATGCTTACTCATGTTGATATAGAATAATATAAATTGAATATGGTATCCGTAGCGTAGCGGAGGATAACCACGCATATTCTGAAGGACGACGTAGGAGTCCAGAAGAATATGGATATGATGCCTCCATTACATTCTCGGCAACGTCCCTTGTCCTACGAAACTCTAATTACAAATACCACATACAATGATTATAATAGCATAATATATATATATTTTTGAATGAAAACCGCCAAAAAAAGAGGGGGTGGTTGTGGATGTAGTGGAAATTCCAAATTGTTCATGGGTGGTAAACGCCGACAAAAAAAAACAATGAAAAAAAGACGCCACCGTCGTAAAAATGGTGGTAATATACCTGCGTTTAATAATTATAATAATGACCCACTATCTATGATTTCGTCAGAACATTATACTACAAAAATATCTAGTTCGTCTTCTGGAGGAAAAAAAAGAAAAATGCGTGGTGGTGGTTTTATGCAATATGTTACCGATCCTCTTTTAGGCGGAACCCCCAATAATTTGGTATTAGGGTTTGGCTCAACTGCAGGAACCGCCAATTTAATGGATGGATTAACTGGAACAAGTCATTCAAATACTGGTCTCACTAACATGCATAGAATGTCTACGAACATGTCTCCATTAGTATAATATATATATCATGAATAATATATATATTTGATTTATTATGGCAAAACTCAAAATAGGCGGGTACGCTCTATGTACACCAACTTATGTATATATTATTCTATCTATTATTACATTTGTTTTGTTAGTTGCATCAGAGATTAATGGTTCCCAAATTATGTGGTTTGTCATTAAAGTTCTTGTGTGGATATTTTTATTGAATTTGATGTGTGCAAATGGTTTGATACCTCTCGCATGGTTCTTTGTACTTCTTCCATTTATCGTTATTTTTATTCTTCTTATTTCGGTCAATGCTACCAAATCATCAGTGGTTATTCAGATGCCACAAGTACCTCAGGCACCTCAGGCACCTCAGGCACCTCAGGCACCTCAAATGCCACAAATGCATCATTAGACCCGGTGGCGGACCTTTGTATAATATGGTCAGAGAAGTGAAGCAGCAATAAGACCCTAATGTGGACGTCATGAGTCCTAGGCAAGCTTAGTTTGCCAGGACTCCGTTGTTGCAAGCGTAGCTTGCTGATCGTAGAACGGTAGCATTAGGGTCCGCGCCCTTCGGGCGCAACCTTGACCGACCGTAGGTCGGTCGTAGGGATGATGCCGTGAACGTAGTGGAGGCATCGCGTGGAGTCCAGATGAATATGAGTATGAGTAAAAATATGATATAAAATCTTCTATATGATACTGTTTATAAAACTGTATCATGCCACTATACAATGCAAATTCATTGAACACACAAAATGATTTATTAATGGAGAATTTGATGGAATTTTACAAAAAACCAGAAAATATGGAACAATTTATTTCTATTGTAAATGGAAGTACACAAATATCATTGCGTATTATTGATTGGTTTGTAACCAATTATGCTAAAAAATATTTTACCATTTATGAAATTCCAACTTTTGCAGATATAAATCAATCTACAAGATTCAAAGTATATAATGACTACAAGTTAAAATTAAAAGCTTATTCAAAACGTAGATTTGACCCATTTTGTCGTTGGGAAAGAATTCAGTTACCTTGTAATATTTCTACAAACACTACATCTTCTTTAGCAGATACAACTATGGAAACAACCATTGGTCAATTGAATTTTTTTAAATGGGCAATAGAACACCGTATATTGGATCATATACGTGAAAATTATTTTGATATTGAAACAGACATGAATCTACGTAATACAACCTCTAAACACCGAAATACATCAGAAACATCTACAGATTCTGTACAAACAGTAACATCCATAGACGGAGAATCCATAGAAAGTGATTCTAAAAAACATTCCAAAACTCGTAAGAAGCGTGAAGAATTATCTATTTCTGCTTGTAAATGTATAAAGAAAGAAACCGTAAAAATTTTAGTAAAGTTTTATGCGTAAAAATATGAATTCAAAAACATTTACACATATTTTGTTTATAGTCGCGATTTTATGTATTTTTATATTAGGATATTTTTCATATTCATCAGGACACTTACGTCATCCTTCGGAATATGAAACATTTGCGAATAAAAACAAACGAACCATGTTGGATACAGATGGAAATATATTAGGGTTTGATTTGATTGATCATCATGATACCTTTGATTTTGAACCTGAAATGATTCATCAACATATTATAGATGTATAAATATTCTAATCATTTTTTAATACCATAATACAATATATGTAATATGGTACACAAACAAAAAATAAAAAAACCAAATACGATGTTAGGTGGTAAAATTGCTCAAAATATATATTCTTTAACAAATTATATTCATCAACAATTGCAAGGTATTAATTCGTCTAAAATTTTTGCTGGATTAATTGTTATTACGTTAAATATTTCAAGTAAGTTTGTCACAATAAAAATGAGTAAATCTATGGAAAGTTATTTAAAATATACATTTAGTCGTGATATATTGATTTTTTGTATTGTATGGATGGGTAGCCGTGATATTTATATTGCATTTTGTGTAACTTTATTGTTCATTTTATTTATGGATTATTTGTTTAATGAAAAATCATTTTTGTGTATTTTACCTGAAAGTTTTACGAATCATCATTTAGATTTGATAGATAATCAAAAACCTACACCTGAAGAAATTCAGAATGCAAAACAAATATTAGAACGTGCTGAAAAATCCAATACAGATGAAAAAAATGATAATGAATCTGTTCTATTACAATCACCGGGAGCTCTTTATACAAAATGGTAATTTTTTATGCATGCATACTAGGTTTTCCATTTTTATAGATGCCCTTTTCTACTCCAATTTCTCCATCTTCAGTCAATTCAAATATGCTTCCATTTTCTTTATCACATGTACAATAAGCTACACCATTAATAGTAACTTCTTCATATTCTTCTTCTTCTTCTTCTTCAGCCACAACTTCCTCTTCCACAACTTCCTCTTCCACAATTTCTACTACTTCTTCTTCCTCTTCTTCTTCCTCTTCTTCTACTACTTCTTCTTCTTCCTCTTCTTCTACTACTTCTGTTTCTATTACCTCATAAATAACATTATTTTTTGGTTTTGATACCTCCATTATGTGGTCTACTTCAACATTTTTTTCTATTTTAATTACTACTGGTACCGGTAATGAAGTTGAACTATCAGAAATAATAACTACATCATCATCGTCATCATCTAATTCGTTATTTTCTTCTAATAAAACAACATCTGAATTAGACCCCAATGTGGATGTTCGTAGAACGGTAGCATTGGGGTCCGCGCCCGAAGGGCGCAACCTTGACCAACCTACTGTCGGTCGTAGGGATGATGCCGTGAACGTAGTGGAGGCATCTGATAATTTTTCAGTTGTTTGTAGAGGATTGTCTTTTTTTCTATTTTGTAAAACACTACGTTTTGAACATGTAACATTTGGTTCTGATAAAGATTCTTGTAGAATACGTAATTGTTGTTTCAAACGTTTGTTTTGTTCTTTTAATTTTCGTACAATTGGTAATTGCAAGATTCCTTGATAATTATTTTTATATGTATCATGTTTTTTCAATGCATGTTGAATATTCAACATGCAACTGAACACATCCCCTGAATGTTGTGTTACGGCAGAGTTCATATTCGTAAAGGTTGATATATCTGTATTGTATTGTGATAATATCTTTATGTCATTATCATAATTTAAATCAATTTTTTTTACAAATTACGGAGCTGTGTTTGTGTACAATTATTGAATAAATTCATACCAATTTTATCCGAAAAAGGTGGTGGTTCTGTTGTAAACTGAGATCGTGCAAATAAATCTGTAAATGGTTGTGAATATGGGTGAGATTCTGAAGCGACTTGTACTTTATATAAATCACTTTGTTGAGAAGGTACATAATATGATTGTTCGGCACCATGTTGTAAAGCAAAATATTGATTACGTAATTGTGTTTCATCGTTTACATTGAATCCCGACATTGGCCCCATAGATTGCATAGGTGCAAACATATTTTTTTGGTTAAAATCCATATAATTCCCTTTATAATGAGGACGAATATCTGTAGTAGGATACAATGATTGTCTTGTTGTTATACTTCGTGCATCCATATTCGGTCGTAAAGGAACTTCTGTCAAATTGCGACGATATATACCACGATTAATCGCATCCAAATCTTCATTTTGACCATAATATATCCCATTAGGTATAGGTGGTAATTCTGAACTGGATGATACCAATAATTTTAAATTCGTATCCATTTATTATATGTAATTATATAAATATTTATACATACAAACTTTGAGTTGTACAAACATATTTCAAAATATATTCATCTACATGTTGTAATTTATTCATAAGGCTGATATGTCCTTCGTATTCACAAATAGACATCCACTCTTTCGCTGTAGCCGATATTTTCAGTATGGCTTTTACAAAATCACCCACAGAAAGTCCCTTTTCTTGAATAATCTTTTCTTGTATAAATTGTTTACATGAATTTTCATCCTTGTATTCAACCCATAATAATATTTCATCTAAAATATCATAATTAATGGGGTTCATATAATTTATTCCGGTACTAAGTCCATAAAAATGCTCTTCATCTTCATAATATTTCATTTTTGATGTTAATTTGGTAACACAAGATGATAACTTAGTATCATCTGTCGTCGGATGATATTTGATTACATCAGTATGTACACGTACATCCGCAAAACAAGACAAATATGCGATTAATTGTTGTGGAGTATAGGATTCAAAAAAATCATGTTCAAATATCATATCTGTAAATACCAAAGGATGGATTTCAGCTAATTGAGAGGCAAAAAAACCCTTATGTGTAAATTCAAATATATCTGTTTGTGGCTCACATACAAATCCTTGGTGAATCAATATGGCAAGAATACCACGAAATTGTTTGAAAATACTTTGTTCTAAATGAAGTATTTGATCTTTAATGGTATTTATTTCATTTTTTTTTGTCGTTATTCCTTGATATATTTGTGAATCCGCTTCACATGTGGGATACATCTCTTTAATATGTTGAAAATTGCGTTCTATTTCTTTGTATTTTTTATTCGTATGTTTTTTCATCATTTCTTTACAATCAATGTATTGACTAAGAAACTCTGGTGGAGTACGTAAAAATGACAATGAAGTCTCTTTTTTTGTCAGTTCTTGTTCCATGGTATGTAAAGTACTACGTAACATGGTTTCATCTTGTAGTAAATCGCCCTTCAACATACTTTGATTGACAAATTCACAAAAATCAGAGAATTTACCTTTTCCATTACGTATTAAATTCAATACAGTGGAATAGGATATATGGAATTTGGATTCCATCGGTTGAGGTTTTCCACATAAAATATGTTTGTATTCGGTAGGTGATGGCAACGTAAACAAATTATTACAATGAATTACATGGCCTACCGTGTCAATATTACGTCGTCCTGCACGTCCTGCCATTTGTGTATAGGCATGAGGCATCAAATATTGTTCTAATTTTCCGTCATATTTTTGTACAGAAGTGAAAACTACTGTTTTAATTTCACAATTAAGTCCGATAGAAAAACTATCAGTCGCAAATAATATTTTGATATATCGTTTGGATATCATTAATTCAACAATTTCTCGTAAAATCGGAATCATACCTGAATGATGAATACCAATCCCTTTTTCTAATAATTTGATCAATTGAATATATTCCGGCATTTGCATGTATTCTTGAAAATTGGGCAATTTACGCCGTAATAATTGTTCTACTTCTCTTTGAATCATATAAGGTATTTTTGAATCAAATTCCAGTAGATTCGTGGTGATTTCCTTGGCACACATTTCCACATTTTTTCGTGAAAATGTAAAAACCAACGCGGGTAACATTTCTTTTTCTACCAAAGATTGAGCAAGTGTATTAAGTACATGTGCACGTTTCATATACACCTGATTAGTTTCTAATAATTGTTGTATTTTTTTAATTTCCATATATCCCGCTTCTTGAAACAATCCCTTTTCTGTTTTCAAAGGAATAAATTTGTTGGTACTATTACGAATCATTATTTGTGTTTCTTTATCACGCACTTTTTTAAAAATAGATTCCACCGTAGTCATAAATCCATAATGTGTCAAAGGTACAATACGAGTCAAAGTAGATGACCATACTACTTGTTTTGATTGTCCTCTTTCACAAAAACGGGCGAATTTTTCAGGTTGGTCCAAGGTTGCTGATAATAATACCATCTGTATATGTGATGGCAGCATTAAAATCGTATTTTCCCATACGTGCCCTCGGTCTTCATCCAAAATAAAATGACATTCGTCCATCACCACACACGCTAATTCTGAATGAATATCTATTTGAAATTGCAACTGTTTTTGTGGTTTTTGTTCTTCCGATGCCTCCACATCTGTTTCTTTTTTTTCATTGATAGCAAACAAATAATTCATTAAGATTTCGGCAGTGGCAAAAATAACATCCGCTGTTGGATTATATTTCACATCACCAGTAAATATACCAAACTGAATGTCGGGATATTTTTGTGAAAAATCATAGAATTTTTGATTGGATAAACTTTTAATCGGACAGGTATAAATTACTTTTTTTCCTTGCGATACAAAATGTTGTATAGCAAAATCAGCAGAAACCGTTTTTCCATTACCAGTTGCGGCAGATACCAATGTATGATTTCCATCTACAATGGCTTGTATGGAATATTTCTGAAAATCCGAAAGAGGATATGGGAATTTTTGAAAATGTTCTTGATATGTTTCATCTTGTTCTTGTGGATAAGGTTTATCACAAATTACCACCATTATACATAGAAATATTGCAAAATATTTCTATATCGTTTACGACGACGAAAAAAATATAAAAAAGAACACTATAGGATATTCATATGAAGAGAGACGACGAAGAATATTTCAAAAAAATACAAGACTATGTGGATACGACCAAAACGGTCGCGACTGATGTCAAAGAATTTCTTATAAAATGTACTGAATCCACCTGTACGAGAAAACAAAATATACCCTATATGATTACCAAGAAAGAAATAAAGGAAATGTTATTAGATTATTTTTGAGATTAGAGTACAAGATTTTGATACAAATGACTATAATCGCCCTCATTGAATCCATCATCAGGACCACCTTTATAGTAATCGTTTACACCTTTTTACATTTCAAACGCCGATTTTCACGACAAAAAAATACAAAAAGGTATAAAATCAATAGTAGGAATTTCACCTACGATGGTCTTACTTTTTCCACTTCTTTTTTACGAGAAGTGGTGAAAGACGGAATTTGAAATGCCGGTGGTCTGCTTTGTTTATCCACCCAACACCTCGTTATGTTTCTGATATTTACAGCAGAATTCACATCTCGGGTTCTAAATACGGTATGTTTGTTTTCGCAACTCACGCAGTTAGAACACATCAAAAGACGGAACACTTCCTTGTTTTCTTTGTCTCGGTAATATTTGAGGTCTTGGAGACACCCACAACATTTTTTACTGGTATTACATTCATTGATGGTAATGGTATCATATTTTTTATGGATTAGTTTTATCAATCCTTTGTTCATCGTTGGCATAAAATGTTTCATCTGGGTGCTTCTTGACCAGTTACCGTAACCAATTAATAAATTCTCTCCAAAAGTTTCCTTGATTTTGTTCAGGAAGGTATCTATGGATTTCTTA